GTATGCGGAGGGTTTACAGGCCGATCCCTATCAGGTGGATGCGGCTTTTGCTGAAATGGTGAACCAAGGCCGGTTTAAAAAGGTCTCTGCCAGCTTTTATATGCCGGATAGCCCATCTAACCCAGTACCCGGTGTTTACTATTTACGGCATGTAGGTTTTTTAGGTGCACAAGCACCCGCAGTGAAAGGCTTAAAACCAATTGAATTTAACGAAGCGGAAGCCGGCATTATTCATTTTGCTGATCTGGATGATATAACCAATGCGTCCCTATGGCGTAATTTACGCGAATTTGTGATCGCTAAGTTTGGCCTTGCAGATGCAGATAGCACAATCCCTAATTATGCCGTTTCACAACTCGAACAAATGGCTCAAGTGGAAACAGAAGATGCTGTCTCGTCTACTGACCCAGCCAGTTTGACCCCAACTGATTACCACGAACCCCTTGGAGACACGATGAGTGCCGAAGAAAAAGCCCGCTTAACCCGATTAGAACTTGAAAATGCCCAATTACGGGCGCAGCAAAAAACCGCTAAAACCACTCAATTACACACAGAGCACGCGGCCTTTGCCGAGGGCTTAGTGAAGAAAGGTAATTTATTACCCGCGCAGTCTGCAGCGGCTATCGCTACTTTAGACTTTTTAGCCAATCAAGACACGGTGGTTGAGTTTAGTGAAGGCGATACGACTAAACCTTTATTAGACGCGGTTAAGCAGTTATTCAGCGCCTTACCAAAGCAAGTAGAGTTTGGTGAAGTGGGTCATGCGAATACCGATCAAACGGTGCTTAATTATGCAGCCCCAACGGGTTTTGAGGTTAATACTGATCGTTTACATGTGCATAACGCCGCATTGAGTTATCAACGACAACATAGTTGTGATTATGCAACCGCACTAAAAGCAGTAGGAGTTAAATAATGTCTCAACAAGCAAAATCTTTATTATCGTTATCCGTCATAACTACGGCACTAATAGCGCAATATCGTGGGGTAACAGCTGCTGGTGCAGTCGTTGCTGCGGCTGGGGCTTGGGCTGTCGGTATCGCTGAACGACCGACAACCGTTATTGGCGAGATAGCTCTTGTCACTTCTAAAGGGACGGCTGTCGCAGAAGCGGGAGCGGCTATATCAGCCGGTAGTGCGCTGGCTTATGACGCATCAGGCCGTGTGGTCACTGCGGCCTCTTTAGCAGCGGCGGCACCAACGATTACCCCAGTCTTAGGTACGTTAGCTGTATCGACAGGTGCGGTCGCTGTGACAGCAACGGTCGCGAATGGTGCGGGTTCTATTACCGGTGCACCGACGGCGACCTCATCAGCCCCGGCTTTATCAGGGGGTGTTTTACCCCAATATATTGTCGGCTATGCCTTGCAACCTGCATCGGCGGCCGGTGATTTAATCGAAATTTTATTGTCTTAAGGAATTAACATGGCGTTATCTACCGCAGGTGTTCGGGTTATTGATCCGATATTATCTAATGTCGTCCAAGGCTATGCCAATATGGACTTGGTGGGGAAGAGTCTATTTCCCATCGTGCCTGTGTATGCCTCAGGCGGACAAATTATCGAGTTTGGAAAAGAGGCGTTTAAATTGTATAACGCCCGGCGTGCTCCGGGTGGCAAAACCAATCGTATTCAAATGGGTTATTTAGGTAAACCCTTTTCATTAGTACAAGATTCTTTGGAGGCGATGATACCCCGGGAATATATCCGTGATGCGAAGGCCGTACCCGGTATTGACTTAGCGTCTAGGGCTGTGAACGTGACGATGAATTCGTTACAATTACAATTAGAAGTTGATCAAGCTGCTTTGGCAACGACCGTGGGTAACTATGCTACGGGTTCTTATGTCTCGATGGCCGGCTCTACGCAATGGTCAAACGTTTCAGCGAGTCTCAGCACCGCGAATCCACTCGCTGACATTGATGTGGGTCGTGAAAAGATTAGAACCTTAACGGGCACCTATCCCAACGTCTTATTGTTATCGGCTAAAGCCTTTAATGCCGTTAAAAATAATACCAATATCATTCCACGTATTCAGTATGCGTCAAATATCCAAGCCGATGCGACTCAAATTACGCCCGATATGTTGGCAGGTCTGTTTAATGTAAAAAAAGTGGTCGTTGGACGAGCCATTTATTTTAACGATGCCAACGTTAGTACGGATATCTGGGGTAATGATGCGGTATTGGCGTATGTACCCGAAGGCTCTCAAAGTATAGAAGAGCCAAGTTTTGGATATACCTACACCATGGATGGCAATCCATTGGTTGAAGAGCCTTATTGGGATGGCAATGCTAAATCATGGGTTTATGGGGTTAACTTTGAACGAGCGCCGGTCTTGTCGGGTATCGCGGCGGGTTATTTATTTAAATCAGCAGCGGCGTAATGTATGGCTATTTATACGACTAAACATCATATTAAGTTTGCGGACGGCATCCATGACGTGGGTGAGGTAATTGAACTTAATAGTCAAGAAGCACAAGACGTATTAAAAATTAGCGACGCTGATGTAACACAGTTAATTAAGATTGGGGCGATTGAATTACAGGTCATTAATGAGCCTGTGCTATTTGACGCACCGACTGATCCGGTTATTACCGATCCGGTTGTTACTGACCCGGTCGTTAAGCCCGCTAAGCCGCCTAAATAAAGATGGGGTACTGTACGCAAGCCAATATGATTGCGGAGTTTGGTGAGAATGAATTAATTCAACTCACCGATCGCAATAATCTAGGCGTTATCGATACGGTGGTCTTAGCGAAAGCGTTAGCCAATGCTGAGGCTAAGATCAATAGTTATCTGACTCACTATGTGTTGCCGTTATCGATTATCCCCGCTAATTTTGAGCTGATGGCGGGTGATATTGCCCGATTTTACTTATTTAAAGATGCGGTACCCGATGTTGTTAAAGCCCGGTTTGCGGATGCGATTAAATATTTAGAACAGGTCAGTGCTAAAAAAATATTGCTGTCAGCCGATGCTACAGGGGCGTCGGCTGAAGTGGCTCCTTCGATAGCGGGGGTGGCTTATAGCCAAGTTGAACCCGATAACTTTGGACGGTGCGGCTATTAATGGCTACCAATTTACGCCCTTTAATTGAAGACCGTATTCGTTTAAAAGTCCCCGCTTTTAAAGAAGTAGCAGGGGCTTCTGATCTAGCCAGCTTATTAGCGGGTCGGTTAACCGATCATGGTTGTTATCTCTTTAAAGAAGGCGATAGTGCAACAGGAAATCATTTAGTCGGGGCGACTGCACAGCGTAAAGCCTTAGCATTTACACTCATCATTGTCATTCGTAATGTTAAAGATGCCAGGGGGGCTGATGCTGATGACATCAGTCATGGTCTACAAGACAGTGTTGAGGCGGCGTTATTGGGATGGAGTCCAGACGGCAATGCCGATCCTTTGGAATACAGTAATGGTAAGTTGTTGTCTTTTGCCAATGGCTTTCATATCTACAAAAAAACCTTTAACACTTATCAATCTATAAGAGCCACTAATTTAGGAATTTAATATGAACGATCCATATATCGGTAAATCGGGAGATTATGTCTTCGACAATGTCACCGGTGAAAGATTGCTTAAAGAAGACTATGAAGCACGGCAACTTGAAAGAGCAACTGCTGTACTAAATACACAACCCACGCCTATCGCAGATGAAGTCGTTAATCTGGAATCTAGCGCACCACAAAAAACATCTATAAAAGGAGTTAATAATGCCGGGTCTATCTAATAAAAAGCGCGTTATTTTAGCAAAACTTGAGCCGACTGCAGGTGTTTCGATTGCGGCTTCCTTGGTCGCCTCCGACGGTGTTTTGTGCTCCAATTTAGCATTAAATCCTTTGGAAGGTGCTATTGCTGAGCGTAATGTGATTCGCCCCTATTTTGGTTCAGCAGGCTCTTCGCGTGCTGAGTCCTATGTGACATTAAGTTTTGACACGGAATTGGCGGGTGGAAGTGGATTGCGATGTACTCCGCAATGGGAAGCATTAATCATGGCGTGCGGTTTTTCATCAACCAAAAGCAATGCACTTGGGGCGGGAGTATCTGGGGTTGCGGCGGCGGATCGGGTAGCTCAAATTGCCGGATCAGCGACTGTCTCTTTAGCTGCGCTAGTTAATATTCCAAGTCTTGGCAATATGGCGGGGGGTGCTGTTTCAGCCGTCACTGGTTTTTATAATGGATATAACATCAGTGTTGGTGGTCAAGTCTGCGGTACGATAACGGCCTATGATGGCACTACTAAAATAGCAACCGTAAGCGGTGCTGTACCTGCTACGGTAGCAGGTACAACAACAGTTGATATTTATAGCGGTTATGCACAAACGGGCGGAGCCATTATATCGAGTGTGGTTGCTGCGGCACAAACCGCAGGTGCCTCCGTTGCAGTATTGGCAGCTAGTGCGAGTACAGTTGATAATTATTATGTAGGCTGGACAATACAAGTAGGCCAGCAAGTTGTGGGTACCGTAACTGGGTATGTAGGTGCAACTAAAACAGCGACGTTATCGGCTACTGTTACAGCGGCTCAAACATCAGGTACAACCACCTATAACTTGATTAATGGCACGCTATTATCCGGTGTGGTTGCCACTGCTCAAACCGCAGGGGCCTCCGTTGCGGTATTGGCAGCTAGCGCAAGTACCTCAGATGGCTATTATGTGGGTTGTCTTATTAGGGTGGGTACGCAAACGGTCGGCACGGTAACGGCTTATAATGGTGCAACTAAAACAGCGACGTTATCGGCTCCCGTTACATTGGCTCAAACTTCAGGCACAACGACCTACGATCTTATTGGGGTTTTTGATAATACCAATACGACTCTTAAATTAGCGTCTAACTCAGCTTTTACCGATGACCAATACGTAGGTCAAACGCTGATCAGTGTGACTTTGGCATCTGGGTTATCCGCAGGGATACCCGCATCAATTATTGAGACTCGCGAGATAATAGCTTATAACTCTCAGACACGCGTAGTAACGCTTAATGCGCCTCTTAATACCTCAGCTAACCCTTCGACTGTTTACAATCTAACGGGATCGACTGCCTATACCTTAAATAGTGATATTGCCAGTGCGTCAAATTCATCAGCTACGTTTGTCGTCAATATTGATGGTCAAAATCATATTCTTTACGGTGCACGCGGAACGTTTAGTATTGATATGACTATTAAACAATTCCCTGTCATGAAGTGGACTTTTACAGGTCTATTGGGTGATATTTCTGCTTTACCTCAGATTATTGGTGATTTTACCGCGTGGGAAGCCCCTGTTGTAGTTAGCTCTACTAATACAAATCAATTTAATTTGGTGGGTGCTTCACCCAGTTTTAGTAAATTATCGATTGATATGGGTAACGCCGTGGTGCATCGACAACTCATAGGGTCTGAGTTATGCGTTATTTCAGATAGGAAGATTAAAGGGTCTATCACCATTGATGCAACGAGTTCAAGCCTGGTTACTTATTACATGGGCGTGATTAGATCGGATACACCTGCGCCGTTTTATGTTCGACATGGTAATAAATTGGCTGATTATGTCTCAATCTGGGCGCCACTTTGCCAAATTGGTCAGCCTAAGTATTCGGAGCAAGATAATATGGTCATGCTGGATTTTTCTCTGGATTTTCAACCTAAATTAACAGCCGCCTTAACAGGTGGTAACAACGAAATACGCATTGTTTGCAAATAATAACTTTAGGACGTGATAACAATAGCACTCACGTCCTCGCTTTAATCTTACCTTATTAGGAATTATCAATGGCTTTTAAAATCGATTTATCAGAAACGTATGTTTACCCAGTTGAGTTGGAAATTGTGGGTGATAAAGGCAAGTATAAAAAATTTAGTTTTAACGCGGAATTTAAACGCTTAAGTCAATCTGAAGTTGAACAACTGGGCAAAGATATTACGGCCCAAGACGGTGAGCCAGCTAAATTAACGGATGAAGATTTGGTCGATATTGTGTTGGTTGATTGGTCTGATATCTATGATGAACACGACCTGCCAATTGAGTTTAGCAATCCTAAACACAAAGCGGCGGTGTTAGATGTTTATGGGGTTAAGCAGGCTTTAGTGAAAGGTTTTTTTGAATCCATTGCCGGGGCAAAACGAAAAAACTAATAGCGGCGGCTGAATATTATTGTCAGCCGCAACCTGATTTAAGCACCGACCTCATGGAAGAGGATGCGGCGATGTTGGGGATAACGCTAAAATTACCGGATGTCATAACAGAACCTGAAGCGACGGATTTTGCGGTCTTACCCGAAAACTGGCCGGTGCTGGAGGCCTTTTTTAGGCTTGATGGTTGTGCCTGGCAAGTGTCAGGCATGGGGGATTTAATGGGTCTTGACTATACAGCCGCGCATATTATTTGGCAAGGCTGTGGAATCGTGCTGGATACTGAGGTCTTTAGAGGCGTGATGTTATTTAGTAAAACCGTCGTTCAATTCTTAGCTAAAAACAAAAAGCCTTAAAGTCTAAAAATATGCTTATAAATAGCAAATAAGATTTTATGGCCTACATAAAATAACCCAATTAAAAAAAGTAAGATTTTTAGCATAAGGATCCTCAATGGCCAATGATATGAATTTAATGTTGCGGATTCGGGTCAATGCCGATGGTACTGCACAAGCATTAAATGGTACTCAAGTCGCTGTGCAACGCATTGGTACTGAGGCTGATAATGCCAGCAGTGCGATTAATCGGTTTTCTGGGGCGATTGCCCGAGTGGGTCATTATGGCACGGGGTTAGTTTTAGGACTAGGGATTTCATCCATCGCTAAAGATGCTGTGATGTTAGCGGATAAGATGACTTTATTAGACAGCCGGGTGAAAATTGCTACCAGCAGTCTTGCTGATTATCGTGCGGCTAATACAGCATTAACGCAGATAGCCAAAGCGACTGGGTCTAGTTTGGAAGCGAATATTACCATGTTTGGGCGCTTGAATAAATCGGTTGAAAGTAGTGGCGGTAGCTTTAAAACCACGCTAGAAATGATCACTACCTTAAATGAAGGTTTCAAGATCTCTGGGGCTAGTACCGAAGAAGCCAAATCGGTGATGATTCAATTATCACAGGCTTTGTCGTCTGGGGTATTACGCGGTGATGAATTTAACTCGGTGATGGAAAATGGTTCGCGCATTGTGGATGCGCTGACCACTGCCACGGGTAAAACGAAGGGTGAATTAAGGGCGATGGCTGAGGCGGGCCAGCTCAGTTCTGAAGTGGTGATTAATGCACTACACGCCCAATCCGCTGCAATTCATCGAGATTTTTCTGCTATCCCACTAACAATTGGGGCGGCTCTTGAAAATATATCAACCTCATGGGCACGCTATCTTCAAGATGCTAATAATGCCAGTGGGGCAACGAGTACATTTGCCAACTCCCTTAATGCTATTGCTACCCATTTTACACCCATTGCCGACGGTTTAACGACCTTGGCACAAGTAGCCGTGGCAGTCTTTGCGGTAAAAATGACAGCTAGTGTGATGAGTTATGTCACTACCCTCAGCGCTGCCAGAGCGGCCGCTGCAGAAGCGGCCGCTCTTGAATTAGCCCATTCAGCTGCGATTAGGCAAAATTTACAAGTGAATGTGGCCAGAGCTGAAGCCTTAGTAGCAGAAACAGGGGCGCAAGTTGCGGCAGGAGTGGCCACCACCGCCTCAATTATGGCTGAGAGAGCGTTAATAATTGCACGATTACAGCAGGTCGGCGCAACCATTGCACAAGCCGAAGCGACGATTGCTGCAACCTCAGCTACGATTCAAAGTACGTCCGTTATTTATCTTAATCGCCAAGCTACTGAGGCTTTAGCGATATCAGAAGAAAAGCGTGCGGCTATTATTGCAGAGTTAGCACTACTCGGTAGACAGCAAGCCGCAGTATCCGCGCAAGTCACGGCTGCACAAGATGCACAGATGGCGGCAACAGCGGGCTTATCGACGGCTGAAGAAGCATTAGCTGGGGCTTCTTTAGGTGTAGCCTCTGGATTTAACTTGGCATCGGTCGCTATGGGCGCGTTAAATGCAGGGGTTGCTATCTTTATCGGGTGGAAAATTGCCGATTATTTGAATCAGTTTGTGGTGGTGCAAAATGCCGGGGCGATGGCGGCTAATTACCTTGTAAAAACATGGGAGTCCTTAAATTATGTAATTGAAAAGGCTGTTTTATTATTAACACTGGATTTTGAAGGAGCACGGCAGTTACGACTGGAGCACGAGGCCAGTATGGCTACCCATAATGCTATCACTGCCAGTATCATTGCTAACAATAATGCTCAAGAAAAATCAGCGGTATTAAGTGGTGATATGGCCGCTGAATTAACGGCATTGAAGAGTCCTCAAGAGGTTTATAATCAAAAAATACGTGAAGCTAATGAAGCGGCTAAAACGCTAGATGCCACAACGGGTCGGTTTTTAATTACAGAAGAACAGCGTTTAGCACTGGGGGTTAAAGCGTTGGGCGTTTGGCAACAAGCCAATGCGGCTGAGCAAACTGCAAAACAATCTACTGCGGCTAAGGAAGTCGAAAAGCTGCAAGCGCAATATGATAAATTGGCTTTGCCTCCTCAAACGTATAATAAAAAGTATGCACAATCATTTGAGGGGACGCCTGAAGAAAAAGCCAGCATAGAGTCTTTAAGTAATGCTATTTTACAGCTAAATGATGCTAAGAAAATTCTGACCACCAATACAAAAAACCAAGAATCTGCAGAGAAGAAGGAGGTGCAAAGCAAAGCAGCCTTGGAGTCTAGCTACACCAGCCAAGTAGATACCTTATTAAAGTCGATTGCACTGGAGGGAGATGCAAGCGCTAAAAAGGCCATGCAATATGATGTCGAAAAAGGCGCATTACGTGGCTTATCTGACACACAAAAAAAGTATTTAATCGAAAAAACAACGCTATTACAAACCAAGCAAGCGGAAACGAAAGCCAATGAGTCCGCTAAGTCTGAAATGGA